GTGCGTCCTGTCAACTCAATTAAGTTCATATTAGACAACTCGTTTAAACGCCTTGCAACCTGATTAGACTCTAACCCACTATGTTGGGCTATTCCATCTTTACCAAGTGAGCCATGAGCCTTTAAAGTGTCCACAATCATGGAGAAGTGCTTAGAAGCCAAGTCTTTAGCAGAATCAGCGGCTTCATAACTGGTTGTTGGGTCAGATGTTCTCACCCGATTAAAGATAGGCAAGTCAAAGAACTTCTTTACGCCACCACCAAAATGTATATCGTCTAGTTTTGTCATCATTCACTCCTGTTAAGTTAGTAGTCACTCACATTGTCGTCTCTCCGACTGTCACCGCCTCAGTATATTTGGCTTGCGGTTAACCTTGTGCCTTGGAAGGCTGTGTCTGACTGTCTGCAATTGACTAATAAGGGGAATTGCAGACACACACATATACAAGATGCAATTCTTTCACCCCTTAATTTTGTAAGAACCTAGAAAGGGATGTCCGAATCCATGTCCTCAATCTTGGCTTTAGGCTTGCTTTGAGGTTGGGTTGTTTGTTCTTCTTTAGGGCTGACCGCTAGTCCCATGAACTTGCCGTTCTTTCCCTCTTTAATCCATGCTGACAGCCAATAGGCTTGCCCATTGACCATAATGTTCCCTTTATAGTCCGGATGATTGGGAGTTTTTTTGTCTTGCTCTTTAAAAAGCACACCTGAGTTATCACGCTGTTCCATATTTACACCTTAATTTCATTGAGTTTTTTCACTTTGTCATCCACTTCCACAAGAAACTGGACAACCTCACTTTCCAGTTCTGCAATGTAAGCATCATTGCGCTGGATTCTTTGGACAAACAGTTGTAAGTGTGCTGGCATTCGTGGGTCAAAACTCACAAAGTCACACCAACTTCTGTTTGCACACGCCATTTGCCACTGCATTTGGTCGTAATACTTCTTTGCTGGCTCACCACCAAGAATAGTGTCGATATGGGTTGAAGTGTTTGGACACTTGATCTCTAAGCATCCATCGTCACCAATCAAGCCATCAGGAGAGGCGGCAGACATGGCAATACTTGGATGGTCAATAGCACCTACCTGATCGACTGTATTGCCTGTTTTAACCTCGTATGCGGCTCTGGCAAAGGGTTCATTCTCAACACCCCATTCCATTGCGGCATTTGAGTAAGACTCTCCGACTTGGTTAGTCATGCGCTCGACTACCAACTGTGCCATGTAGTTAACTCTGCTTGTGCTGTAGCCTGTCTTTGTCTTAGCAACAATGTCAGAGATACGAGAAGCAGTGGCTTTGCCACAACGCTGTGCAAACCATTCAGGCGATTGCTGAGTAATTTCAGGCAAATTGTCCATACATTTCCTTTCTTGCCATCTGATAAACAGAATGAGCTTCCTCTGTTGTTTTGAAAAATCCAAGATGAATTTGTTTTTTATTGACTGATATTCTTGCGGAATAAGTACCAGCAGGATTAACACGAACACCCATTGGAAGATTTATTTTTCTTTTTCTAAATTTATGATTCCAACTGTTTTCTGTTACTGTTGCCTGTCTTAGATTCTCAGGTCTATCATCTAGTGAATTACCATTTATGTGATCTACACAAGGTTCAGGCCAGTTACCATGAGTTACCAAATAAACAAGTCTTGCTCTTTTATATGCTTTCCCATTTAACTTAATCACCCAATATTTTTTATTTGGATTTGATCTTCCAACACAACCAGCAACTTTCCCAATTAAGTCTAAGTGATACTTACTTGGATTAACCCAAAAAAACTGCCCTGTTTCTTTATCAAACCTAAGTCTTTCAAGAACTTGTTCAATATCGCTCATGCTTGTCTCGCTTTCAACATTGCGTTTGCCATGATGTATGCGTCTGTAGCCAATTCTTCTGCGCCCAACTTGGGAGAAAGTACACGGGCTTCTTCGCACCAGTGAGAAGAAATCAATCCTTGCATAGCCTTTGCCGCAAAATAATCACGCAATGTCATGCCTTGCGGATTTTCATTGGCGCTGTGGCCTTGAGGCGCTACCCAATGTAGCGATGGAAATGCTGGTGGGTTGTTCATTTCAATGCTCCTTTACGCTTTTCTTTTGCATCAATCATTTTTTTCTGCCAAGTCTTATCAGAACCGCAAGCACTGTAAGCAGTGGTGTAAACATCTTTCAACTCCTCAATGGTGGATGCCGCTTCAATAGCCGCTAAATGGTCAATCATGCTGTTGACATCTATGTCTGAACCTTCACCTTCAGGCAAGTCTTCTCCAGCATAGATATACAGACCCAAGCCATGCAGAGACAAAGCCTTAGTCATGCAACGCATGATGGCGGTGTTGACTGCAAATGCGTCAGGATTGAGGATTGCTTTGTTGCGGAAATCCATTACTGGAAGTTGGCAAGTCACTGGTTTGCGAAACATTGTGACTGTGACGAACACCATTGCAGTGCCGTTTATATCCATGTAACACTTGTCGTTAAACATTTCAACTCTGAAAGTGGCATCTTCATCAGCTTTGAGTGCTTCTGCCCATGCCCACGCCCATGAAAGATATGTCAAATTGCCTTTTTTCTCAGTGTGATTATTGACATTTGCTGACAGCATCTTGTTGATTGCTTCTTTTCTGTCAACCAAATTACCCACTGTTAACACCTTTTCTTGATTCATTCCTTGACTCCCATTACATCGTTAAAAATATCTATCGCCTCTTGATTAACTGACCACATTGCCAACAGCGTCAAATCGCTGTGCATCTGAGCAATATCGTTATTGAACCCTACGAATTTTTTGTGTAGGCACTTGTCCTCCAGACTCTTTGTCGTTCGTTCTATCCGCATTAGGATTGTTGAATAATCCAGCATTGTTTACTCCTGTTGAATGCTTCTTCCATGTATCCTGAACATTTGTCAGGGCTGAGTTCACATACCCGAATGTTGGGTCGGTGATGAGTTTGGATGGCATAACCACCCGTTGCGTCTTAGGTTGTTCTTTCACTCGCCTAGCCGCCCTTTTGAGCAATCTCTGCCGCTCTTTCAAACTGAGTGTAGGTGTCCAAATCTGAAAATAAGATAAAAACCGAGTCATCGCAACATTGATCTGTTGGATTGCGAGGTTTAATGCAGAACGCACAGTAATACTCATTGGAATGCTCCTCAATGATTCTCTCTAAATTCAGCTTAGTTTTCATTGCTGGCCTCGCTGGTGTAAGGGTTGATTTTAGGCAATTTAGGCTTGTTGTGTTCAATAGCCTCACGCTGTAATTCCATGCGATAAAAACGCCAGAGATTAAGTTCTTCTTCACTATCAACCCAACGAGTCAATGGAATTTCTAATGCTGTTTGTGCAAGTCGTTCTGCTTTGAGTTCAACTCTTGATCGAACCATGTCTGCAACATCAGCCCATGCGTTTGATTGGATTGCTTCAACGATAGCTTGGCTATCGCATATCGCATCTGCAACATCTGAGGGGTTCAGGTCTTGCAGTGCCATCCATTTTTCTCTCTCAAAATCCATAATTCACTCCTGTTAAAAAACCTATCAATGTGTGTATTCTGTCAGACATTATCATAATTGATATAGGGAATTTCCCTAATGCACTTATGAAGGTCTGCAAGAGACTTGTTAGTGAACACTTTGCCGCAACCCAAGCAAATCCAAGCAATTCCCATCTTGACTTCGGTTTTGCGCTTACCGCTTTCACCTCTTTGTCTACCAAAGAATGTCCTGATTTGCTGAATCATTTTTTGCCAGACAGGGCTTTAGAGTAGATGAACACTTGGTTCTTGTCATTGATGTCGCCTTTTTCTTGACGCTTCTTGGCGAATTCATCGCCTTGTTTAAACCGCTTCATCTTAGTGTCTGTCAACCAGACTGAAGGCTGACCCTTGTAGTCAAATGCTGTCTTCACTTTTTATTCTTTCTTGCTTGAAGTGGATGATGACCTTGAATTTCTTTTTCACGCAGTTGTTCTCTGCGTTTCAGGCCAATTTTCTTGCCAAGTGTAATCATCTTCAACTCAGAATCTCTTGTCCAAATTGACGGTTGGCCTTTGTAGTCAAATGCGTTTGTCAAGTGTTGCGCTCCTTCAATAAGGAGATGGCTTGAGCAACAGCACTTTGTTGACCTAAATTTGTGTTGTAGAACAAATCTGTTAACTCATCATTCGTCAGCCCAACCCATGTACGCTGTGGTGTGTTGGCAGAAAGCCATTCCCCCATCATTTTTCTGATGTCATCTAAATTGTCTGCGTGTCGTTCAATCAAATGAAAAGCAATTGCGCCATCCATGCCTTTCCATTGTTGAGAATTATCCTCAACTGTTGCCACAGACTCTTGCTCATGTCGCTGTTTTTGCATTTCATCGACATATTCCTTTGATATGTCGTTGGTAGCGACATTTGCCAAGGCTTTTTCAACGACAGCAATGGCTTCCGCTGTACCGCATGGTTCACCGCCATGACACCACTTCAACGCCTCAAGCACAAGTTTCAATTCATCTTGTGTCATGCCCACCCCATTAATTTAAATATTCCAAAAAAAACAAAAAATATTCCAACCAAATCCCCCCACCACTCCTTTGCATGAGGGGCTACCCAAATTGATCCAAGCACTAAACAAATTTGAGCATCAGTCATGCTTGTTTTCCTCTGGCTCTGATTAGACTTGCATAATTTTCAGTTGCTCTTGCCAAAGAATCATCAAAAGTATAGGCATCAAGTGCTTCTTCATCAATTAACTTTGCACAGGCTTCTCGTTCTTTGGCGGCTACAAGTTGGGCAAACTCAGTTAATGCGTCCATGTATAAACCGTCACGATTGCCTGTTGTCACAAGGCGGCATTGAATTGCAAATCGAATAATTTCATCTTGTGTCATTTCTTCATTGCCCTAATATAAATTGCGAAAGAACTCAGTGTGTCATTGCCAAAGCATTTCATCTTCTCAATCTCGACTGCCACTTCTTCCAAAATGTCGTTTCTCAACTCGTCATAGACTTGTTGTTGGGTTTTCCATTCAGACATAGATTCCTCGCTTTTCACAGACGGTTGCATAGGTTTTTGCCTTTCTTTTGTGAAGCCTGACACAAGCTTTCAAGAGACTTTTCTTCTTGCTGATGACTTGGATGCTCTGTGACTGTGGTGATGGCGTTAAAACATGGTTTATGCCCATCAGCAAGGCAACAATGAGTGCTATGCGCCCAAAGACTTCAGAGAATGTCATCATTGTCATTCTCCTCAATCAAACGCACGATTTTGGCAAAGTCAAAACTGGACAACTCATCAGTGATGTCAACCCACTTGTCGTCAACAAACTTTTGTAATTCAAACTCGTATTTTTGGTAAAGCCCTTCTTTAGGGCTGTAGTCAGGGTCGTATGACCATTTGACCCTTAATTCCCATTCAGTCTCTGGTAACTGTAAGTCTCTGAGTTCATCTAAACACACATCGAATTTCATACACGCCTTTCAAGTTGATGAATGGATACTGTACGACACTATATTCTGTCTGACATTAGGATATACCCTTATTGTCAAACATTAACCACACTGCTACTTTACGCACATGGCTAGACACAAATCGGAAATCACAGGAAGCCCACTCAAAATTGCCACGAGAGTTACTTTTGACCAATGGTTAGAGTTTCGCAAACTTGGCGGTTCTGTGTGGTTGAGAAACCTACTCAAGAATTCGATGGAGAATCGAAAGAGTCAACTCAAGGAGAAAACATGAAAAAAGTCATTATTGGCGCATACTTAACACTTTCCAGCCTGACATTGTGGGCGGCTTGTTCAACCCATACTTACTATGCAAATGGTCGTTATGTGACTTGCCAAACCTGTTGTTATGGGAACAATTGCAACACCAACTGCTATTGAGGTAAGATTGTTTGAAACACGGCTAGATGGGGAGTAGCTACCCCATTGAAAAGAGAACCCACCCCTCCTGCCGCAGTTTCTTTTCAGGGTGGATTTTAGGGCGTGGGAAAATGCACTATTACCAACATCACATTGGTGACTTTATTAAAGACACTTCTTTTTTGACAAACGAAGAAGTGGGGATTTATCTCAAACTTCTTTGGCTCTATTACGACACGGAACAGCCATTGCCAAACTCAATTTTTGAGTTGTCGATGAAAGTAAATGCTCGTGACCAGCAAGAAACCTTACAAGGAATACTTGAAATGTTTTTCAGCATGGAAAACAATATGTGGCATCACAAAAGATGCGATAAAGAAATTTCCTTTTATAAACAACAACTTGAGACTGCATCTAAAGCTGGAAAAGCATCTGCCGCCAAGAGAGCACTCAACAGAAACTCAACGGGCGTTGAACGGGCGTTGGATTCTGGTTCAACAGTCGTTCAACCAACCAATAACCAACAACCAATAACCAATAACCATAAACCAAATATAAGAGCAACTGTCGTTGCCATGCCTGACGGCATTTCACAATCTGTTTGGGATGAATTTGTTAAACACAGGAAGTCCAAGAAAGCACAGGTAACGCAACTGGTTATTGATGGAATTCAGAAAGAAGCAGAAAAAGCAGGGTTTACCCTAGAAGATGCGTTAAAAGAGATTGTCTTGCGAAACTGGCAGTCTTTCAAAGCTGATTGGGTTGTTCAAAGGCAAAATACCTTCAATAAGGTTGATATTGCAAGGGTAACAGTGCCTTCAAGCTCACAGCGTGACCCTGCGCTTGTCAAACTGGATGAGGACAGGCTGAAGACTGCACCGCCAAACCCTGAAGTTTTAGCCAAAATCAGGGCAGTTTTAGGGAAAACAGCATGACAAAAGAACAAGCAAACCGTCTTTTGGATGAGGTGAAAGATGGGAACAGTTATTTATCTGTCAAAAGAATCACTGAAGCCTTGTGGCTCACAGGGGATGCGTTACGACCTGTACCAATCCACACTCGCCCATTTAGTGAAGATGGCATCGCAGAGTGGATGGAAAGCACACGCATGGCACAGGGCAAAGGAACTGGAACAGCATCCATTGGGAATATTCAAGGGAATCAGTCAGGAATTGACGAAAATAATGAAAGAAATCAATGATTTACATAGGGATTGACCCCGGTGCTGTCAGTGGCGCATTGGGTGCAGTAGACCATGAGGGTAATTACCTAGAAGCATTCGACATTGAGCACAAGGACAAGCACATATTAGCCCTTGTCTTCAAAAGTCGAATCCTATCCATTGTTGACCCAAAGGAAGGCGCAGAGATTTGCATGGAACAGGTGCACTCAATGCCAAACCAAGGGGTTAGCAGTACTTTCACTTTTGGTCGGGCAGTAGGGGTTATCAGTGCGGTTTGCGAATTGACCCGCTACCCTGTGCATTTAGTCACTCCTCAGCGATGGAAAAAGCATTTTCACTTGACCGCTGACAAAAGTGAATCGCTGGACATGGCTCGCTACTTATGGCCTGAGTCCAAGCTAAAGCGCAAAAAAGACATTAACAAGGCAGAGGCACTGCTAATCGCTGAATACTTGAGGCACACACTGCATGGCGCACAAAAAGCACCCGAATAACATCTATTTGACGCTAACCAGTGACGAAATGCTGATTCTGAAAACACTGGGTGATGGTAGGGATCAAGTGGGCGCACGGGTAGCCCTTCAATGGGCTAGTCACTTTTACAATCTAGGCTTAAGGCCTGAATACGATATCAACCACATTGGGCTATGCTTGATAGCCGATAATGATATCGATTAAACTGGTTTAAAAGCCCCTAGAATCGATTTTTATAGGTAGGTCTATGGTAGGGTATAGGTAGGCGTAAAAAAAAGCCCCGAAGGGCTTAATTTTGAAAAGTACTCACTAACTTATTTTTCTGAGAATTATTTTCAAGATTAGGGCTATTGTGGCGTAGATCAAGGGTTTTCCCTCACTATTGATAATGCATTATCTTTACATTGATTGATTATTTCAGCGGGTAACCCGCTTGATAATTCGATTGCAAGTGAAATAGCCCTTTTGCTTTGTTCATCGCTGGGAGCAACAATGGCTAATACTAGGGCTTGAGTAAATGCTTCTATTTGTGTCATATTACCCCCACAATGCAATAATGAACATTAAACACACAAAGCCCGTTAAGCTTACCCCTACAATAATTCGATCGATTTTTTCCATTATTAACACCTTTTGATTGATTGATTGAAATTCTAGGTTAACCAAAACCTAGACCATAGACCGCTAAATTTAACGGTCTACAGTCTATGCATTAATTACGGGAATAATGAATAGGCCGCTCATATAGCCCTTTTTCATCCCTATAGACCGATACATAATGCCCGTGCTTTGTTTCGTCATTGAAGGTTAAGCTTATGGTTTGCTCATATGCTATAGGTCTACCATCCCACATATGCGAGATATTTTCCGATTCTAGGGCTTCTGACAATGTGTTAAATTTATTTTGTTTCATGGTGTTAATTCCTGAGTATTTATTTCATACTTAATTATTTCGACTATTTCATTTATCGAATAGCCGGAAAATCTACGGGAATTCTCTGCATCCCCGTTAGTCCAATAAGCATAAATTGTCTCATTATTGACATTTATATCAATAATAAAATCATGGTATTTTTTGGTTATATTTTTTAACATGATTAAGCCCCTAAAGCTTTTAATTCGGCCTTTAGGGCTTTAGCCCGTTCACCCCTAAAGCTTGAAGCATTGGACAAAAAATAAAGAATGATTGATCTAGCATTATCAAAGCCATACTTATCATTTATAGAATCTAATTCAAGCATGGCATTAAGATAGGGTTTAGCCGCATAATTTACTTTTACCCATTCTTTTTTGATATCCAAAGCGATAGCACGAATTGAGCGTTTTTCGATTGTCATATTTACACCTATTAGTTGATTGATTGAAAACCCTAGATTGTGAAAACCTAGGCCACTAACCCCTAAAAATAAGGGTTAGCAGTCTATGCTTTAGGCCGCTTTGAGTATTTTTATAACTTTTTGCATTTTTTGGCCATGTGCTGGGTATGCGATAACTTTAACTTTTTTGTCCCAGCATGCCCGGCAACCCGAACATTTCCCAGCATTCTCATAAGCCCGGCAAAGTGTCATAGCCTTAGTGGTTTGAGTAGGATCGGCTACGATAACCGATCCATGTAGACCCTTAGTGAATTCACCGTTGATCGAATCGCTCGAAAACCTTACGGATACATTCGGTAATTCACCCATGGTTTTTAATACTAGAGCGAATTTCGGAAATTTATGCATGCGAGTAGGTAGCCAATGCTTGCACCATGGTGTCAATCGCATAATCTCTAGAATTTTCTCGGCTAGTCCGAGGGTATACATATCTCCCGAATCAAACCATCGAAAAAACCGATCATTCTCTAAAGCTTTGACCATATCGCTTACCCAATCAAATCTCTGCCAATCGCTTTGGTTTGAAATTCTAGGGGCTTTGACATTCGGATATCGATAATTACCCGTGGTCGCATAACACCCCGAACAAGCATCAACAAGTACACCGGGAGAAGCGATAGACCCCGGACAAGTATCTAAAGCTTGTAAAGACCATGAACGAATGCCATCAAGCTTTGATGTAACAGAGATTTTTATCATGCTACACCCCCAAAGCGATAGGTTGCATATGAGCGAATAGGGCTACGATTATTCGTATGCTTTGTGGTTAGATCGATTTTATAGCCTAGGTTATGACAAGCAATATATAAAGTATTTAAATCACAGTCTTCCTCAAGATATGCGCTCTTACCCCGGATATACGAGTAGGTAGAGATTTTATCGGCTATGCCTAGATCGATAAGGGTTTGAAGCTTTACAGATACCCAGCCATGACCCGGATCGGTGAAATAGTTAAGCTTGAGATTTTTCATTGTGACACCCATCAAAAAAGTTAATGAAATTATGGAATTTTTTTGTATTCCATACCTTATATCATGGAAGAATCATGCCAGTTTCTGTAACCCGTTGATCTATATAGTATCTCCAAAACCCTATGAATTGCAAAGTATTAAGAATGATATAACTTGTGGAAGATATGGGGTGAATTGATAGATGGAAAAGTATTTTAGGATAGTACCCCTAAGATGGTGCATAACCCCTATATGCGAATCGTTCTCATTATCATTATCATTAGTGCAATGTTAGTTAGTGCTTACTCCACGACCAGGAAGTGAGTAAGTGCTTACTGGGTAGGTTAGTTAGTGCTTACTTGTAAGTGAGTGCTTACTTTGATGGGGGGGGAGGGGGTGTGTGTGAGTTGTAAATATTTGTGATACCTCCTCT